ACCAAATACAGGTACTGGTTTACAATAGGTATGCTTGCGAAACTCTCTGTTGCCTGACTGACTCCAGTAGATGGGCTGCTAACACCCGTGATGCTAGCCATAGCGTTAATTAACGAAGATATATCCGTAGATGAATTAGTGTATAAAGTATTGGAAGATAGCCAGTTAAGGGTGTTTGTTCCTATAACAAAATCAAACGTGTCTGTCCCAGTTTTCTCTGTATTTAAAACTAGATTCACTCCATCATAAGGGAAGATTCCAGAACCTCTCGGCCCAGACTGGGCATTGTAATATGCGGGAGAGGTAGCCTGGAAGTTTACAAGGAAGTTGTCTACAGGACTCGTAGTAGTCCCGTCGTTCCAGTAAAAGTTGCTATGTATAGAAGCGCCCTGATCGCCTGCAGATGTAAGAACTACAGACACAACTGTTATAAGAGTCTCCTCTACGCACGGCACGGTTATGTCAAAGTCTGAGGCTTCAGTAGGGGTGATTACAATATCTACTGTTGTAGGTTGAGGCGTTGTTTTGCTAATAGTAATAGACCCAGGGCTAGCAGCCGCAGTAACTGTTAATGGAATAGCTACTCCGTTCCAAGTTGCAGTAACAGCAATTTCTCCTACCGATACATTAATGGGTATAACCACGTCCCCTACTGCCTCTCCAACATCTACCGTATATGATAGCACAGTGTTCTTGCCCGTGTATGCTAGAGTTACCCCACAAGGTATTGGAGGGGCAACTAGAGGAAGCTGTATGCTGTTGGCCGTAAGAACGTACTCGTTCATGTACGGGTCGTATGCGCCTAGCTTCTGCGTAGTAAGCTTATCATAAAACAGATCACGAAACCACGACTCCATACCTAAACTAGATATCTCTTCTAGCTGCTGTCCGCGACCGTCTCCTATAAGCTTTATTACTGCCCCACGTTTAGCGTCAGTAAAGAACATATTCTGTCCCCACTCAGAAAAGCTTTCTGGATTAAAGCTAATGCCAAAGTCTTCTACTCTAGCTATCTGCTGTCCCAAAACGTATGGCACAGAGGTTAGTGCGCCTCCACCACCCGCGTCAGACAGAAGGTCTTTTCCCACCATGACGTAAGAAATTTTATCCTCCTGTAAAACAAGCACGTCCGTAGACATACCGTGTAATACCTGAATAGGTCCAAAGCTTTCGTCGCAGGTTTTATAGTTAGCCTGTCCAAGGTTAAAAACATTTAGGTTGTTTACATTAGAGTTGTCGTTAAACACCCCGCTATATGTAATATCATTAACACGATCCGCTTCTACGAAGTCCTGCCCTAAAACAGACGTTGTCCTTTCCCCTAAATAGAAAGGGCGCCCAGACATACTATCCAGTATACGGTAGCTTTCTACCCCGTTCCCAAAACTGTAACAATTAGAAAAAGCCGTTGTAATAAGAGCGGGATCTGAAGACGTTTGGTCCTGGTTCCCCGCAGCTATCTGCTCTGCGGTACCTCCCATATGCAGATCGTTTTCAATCTTATACATCTGAGAAGACTCAAAGAATACGTCTGCCCCTATCGCCTCAGGCTGAGTCTCCCACACAATTAAGCTGTTTGCCCTCTGAACGATAATCTCAACACTTAAATTAGACCTCTTGCCTCTACACTTATCTAGTTGAGACTGGATGGTAAGAAAAATAGGGCAGTCAGCCCCAGAGCCTGTATACTTCTCAAAATAAATATCTGTGCTGCTGCATGATCGAGCAGGCGCAGCGGCTGTAGCGCAAGCGCTGTCACTACCTCTTATCCCTGTGTCGGTGCCAGAAACAGTACCGTTAAGACTGATATTATTAAAGTTTAAAACAAACGTGCCAAAGTTATTCTCACTACCTACCGTAATATCTATAAGGTTTGCTCGGTACCAGTCATAGAAAGAATCGTAGTCCGCATCCGCGACGAAAGTCTTACTGAATTGATAATCTACTCCTGGGCAATCGTAGCTTTTATGATCCCTATCTATAGACCAGTCTATCTGTATAACAGATCCGCTAGGGACAGTATAGTTAGTACCACTATCAGTTATTGGATACCTTACCTTAGGGTTGTCGTCACAACTAGTACTATTACTAGTTGAGCTCCTAGTTCCAGATGTAATTGTGGCGTTTTCATCTTCACTTACAATCCATCCCCTAGGAAGCATCTCCATATATAGTCCCGCTAATTCACCACCGCCCAGGAAATCGCTCGACTGTGCCGATATGTCCAACACCGTTGCTGTCACATAAGAGTTTACCGCACCGTTGGTGTCTCTCTTAACGATAAGGGTATCTCCCGTCTGAACTTTTGTTTGGTTCTCTCCCTCAAGTCTAAAAAAGACATGGCTATCCGAATCTCTTTTATATGAGATATTAGAGTACACCGTATTATAGTTTCCCGCGCTAGGCTGGCATACAAACTTATAGTTAGTCGCCCAAGATGGTGGGATCTGTACTGTAGGAATAGTTACCTTTATCTGATTCTTATCGCTAGAAGTGTTTGGGTCAAAAAACACGGTGTTGCTACGAGAAACAAGGGCCGTAGTAGACCTCCCGTAAGTATCCATATAAACAATCCCTATCTCATAGTCTCTATTGCTGTGTAAGCTTCTAATAGAGGCTGTGCTTCTTAAGTCAACACTACCTGAGTTAAACTGGAACTTCTCCGCGAACACATTGTTATCACTTCCCACTGGATTATACGTATACCGCATAGCTGGGAGATCCAGAGATAAGACATCTCCTGTAACAGAGATCCCAAAGCCCTGATTGTAAGAGCAGTTAGTCCGCCCATAAAAATCTTTTTCCCAAACGCCAGTGGGCGAAGCGCAAGTATATGCGGCCCCAGGTGGCTGAAGGTATGTGTTAAATCTATCCGTTAAAGAAGTGCCCTGGTCTGACGTAGTAAGGGGGTTCATATTAACATCTAGCACAGTCCCTATAGCGTTTTGAAACTCGACACTATTTGCAAAAGCACTTACGTCATCTACAAAATCTTGCTGTAAAGTTACAGATACCGTAAAGGTTTCAAGAGGGTTACCTGGCCATAGGTCAGGATCGAACCACCCATCACATGTCCAGGGGGTACTTGAAGTAGAATAAAAACCTTGGTGGGCGATTTCTAAACTAAAAAACACAGTAGTCCCTGATTTAAGCTCTGCTTTAGAATCTTCAAAATCAAAAGATATTTTGTTGTTTACGCCAGTGCTGTTATACTGGCTACATACCACCAGATATGCAGTGCCATTTGTTATAGTAGGTTCGTCATCGACGACTTGAGTGGTGATAGAAGAGCTGATCCCCTCTGTTGTATATGCTAGATTTAAAGCGTTTCCTAAGCTGTCAGTTAAATTATATCCATCAACATAGTTTCCGTACATAAGGCGATTACCCATAATAGTCTGGGCCTGCGCTGTGCGAGGAACATTGTCATACAGCCTAAGAAGCTCGGACGTAAGTAGAGTAGTAAAAATTTTACTGTTATTAAAGCGTATAGTACGTAGGCTGTTATCACCCCACCCCTGGTCCTCTTTATTAAAGTTTTCTATAACAAAAAGAGTAGAGTCACCTGCTAACTTAAAGATTAGCTCTACCTCTGTAACGTGTTTTGACCCTGTATTAAAAGATACGTCTGCTCCGTTATATCGGTTCTCCATCCCCGAGTTATTAAAGTCAGAAGTGCTAAATGCAAAAACTCCTGGAGAAAATGCGGATAAAGAATATAGTGAAGTTGCGCTATACTCACCGTTGAGGTATCTGTATCTATAGGCAAAAGAAATAAACCTATCTAACATAAAGTTCTCCTCCCCCTCTAAGACTAGAGAGACCGTTGGAGAAGCGACCTCTGAACCCTGAAATCCTGGGGGCCTCTGTATAACGCTTATATCTTCTTCTTTAAGCTTATCTACGTGAGCCGCAGAAGGAGTAGGGTATGAGGAGTTAACGTTTATTTTGCGGGGAGGGTTTAAGTTGTCTGTAAAGAAAAGCAGGTCCCCAACTAAATTAACTCCTGTAATAAGATATGCAGGATTAAAGTTTAAAGTGCTCGCTGTTCCTGAGCCTAATCCCCCATTGGTGCTAATGACATGGTACCGAAGAGTCTGGCTTGTCGTGTTGTATGAGACGATCATATCTAACGGGGCCTTACTGGTAGCGTTTTTTCTCTGGTGTACAAACCAGTACATAGTCTCCGTCATCCCGTCCTCAAAAGCCCCAATACACTGAGGCGTAGATACTTGAGACGATAAGGCAAGGCCGTTATATGACAGCGTAGTAAGCTGAGTATTCCCCTTAGAGTTCTCTACAGCCCCCACCTCGGAGAGCTCCGTAGAGCCTAGGCGTACATTTAACGCATCGACATACTCTCCAGGGGGGATAAGGCGCTCATCGAACGACTTATTCATTCGCCCTTTAATAAAGTTTCTTAATAGCTTCATACTACTTTAACCATTTATCTTGCCCGCGCAAATTCATTAGGAGACGACCTGGGTGGATATTACTTAATCTAATCTTCGCGTTACGAAGGAGAGAGGACTTGTCTTTCCGTGCTCTATTGACAATATATTCCTGTACCCCTATCTGACTATTCAAGATAGAAAACTTTATGTAAGCATATATAAACTCTTCGAAAAGTTTATTTACCTGTATAGGAGTTTTTGATCCTGTTCTCATCCCATCGGATACATACTCTAAAAGTATATCCGCTCCCGAAACCCCCGAGCTAAAGTTTATTACTCCGTTAGCTTTATCTATACGGAACGTAGGGTTTATATTTGCCGTCTCGGTGTTCAACCCAAAGCGCGTAGGGGGGGAGTCGAAGTACCATATGCCGTCACAGCAGAACCCAAGCGTGTTATTGTAGGGGCCTCCGTTAAGGTAGATACTTCTTTTGGTATTACTGATGCGGTCTGCGTCTATAGAAGAAACCTCTGGGATAACGTCTCCCCTAGCGTCAAACAAAACTGTACATGACGCGTCCTGCTCATATGAGGTTGCAGAGTTAGCCTGGATGTTTTCCGTTAGAGGCACAAGGACCTGGTTCCTATACATAGATACTCTTACCCAGTTCACGTAGTCAGGGGGTAGTATATAGCGCAAGTCGTCACACACCTTTAGCTCCAGAGCTTTAATCTCTTGTATGGAGTCGTAGTTAAGTTCCTGTATACCTCTCTGGGCATGGAAGAGAACCTTGTACCTATTTACATTATTTAAGAGCCCGTCGTTCCCCTCATACATAAGCATGAAGTTTGTTACAATATCGTCTAATGTAATATATTGATACGAGCCCCAGTTGCCAGCTGTGTCGTAATACTCCTTATCTGTTAAATCAGCCATCTAGCTTTCTGTTTGATTTTCTTTTGTTTCTAATCCACCACCAAAAGCGTATACGTCTTGTTCTCGGATTTCTATACCTACGTACTGACAGATCTTAGCTATAAGAGTTGGTTCATCAGAAAGAGGAAGCTCGAAGTCTTGATAGTCAGCAGCGGAAGAGTTGAACAAAGGCGCTCCCCCTGTTAGGGTTACCCATGTCCACTTCGGGACCTTAGGATATCTAATATACTGAGACCTATAAGAATTGCTTACACCAAAAGGATATACGGTGACGTTGTTCCCTTCTAGTGTGTAAGCGGGGAAGGAGGCTGAAGGAGCGGTAAGCTTAGAACTTAGTAGGTAGTTAATTTTGTTCTGACTCACCCTCTCTGTCATTGTGGTCTTTCCAGTAGAAAAAATTTTATACGAATTAACTGCTGGAGAGTTAGGAAAAATATCCGCTGACAGATTTAGGGATATATTACTATTGATTGCTGTAACTACTGCTTCAGTATTAGTATCTGTGTTTAAAACAATGTCCCCAATAACTACACCTTGAAAATTAAAGTCCACCAAGTTGTCGTTTAAATATGAAGGAAATGTTGATGTACTACTTCCGTTTGAACTATCAACAACACTTGTAAGCAAAAGTATTTTGTTTACTAAATAGTAGTCCGTAGGTAGGGAGTAGATATTTGCCGCGACAAGAGTAATAAAAACCTCTACAGAGAAAAAGTCTATTACCTCCTCTAGTCCCTTGACTATATCTGCGTACCCCGAACCCGCAGTTCGCTGGTTACGCTTGTTTATCCAACTGTTATAGGAATAGAAATACTCCTCAAACAGATCCATCTGCGCCTGTTGAGCATAGAGGTTGAAGTCTTGAGGAGAAATATATCCGTAGTTGTTTTTATTAGCTATTGCTAAAACAGTATTTCGTACTGAGTTTATCATCTCTACTTCTTTCCACAAAGATAGCAAAAAAAAAGAGGCCCACTTTTTTGTAGACCTCTCTTAATATATTGTTTAAAATACTCTCGTTATGCCCACGTTAAAGTGTCTGCGTACAGTACTCCATCAACCCCCCCTGCAATCAAAGGCATCTGCAAAGCTACGTTCGTCCACTGGGACTTCATAGCTCTTTCAGCTAACCTCATAAACTCTATTGCAAAAGCATCGGATGTTATAGTCGCGTCATTAGGGTCAATCGTAAGTTTCTGGTTTGTAGCCCCTCTCTTATAATGAAGAGTAAGCTGCCCATTGGCAACATTTCCTCGGATCACGGTGGTATTATCTACCCGCACCGAAACGCTACCTACACCTACAGAAGATAAGACAACGACCGTG